AATTTGTGAATAATATTATGCCAAAATTTGGAGACACAATAGCCGTATGGTTTTCATGCGGAGCTGCCAGCGCAATTGCAGCAGCCGAAACTGTCAGATTGTACGGTGACATTTGCACGGTCAGAATATTAAACAACCCGGTAGCCGAGGAAGACGCCGACAACCAAAGGTTTTTAAAAGACGTGGAAAAGTGGCTAGGCGTCAAAATTGAGTCAGTTATTAACGAGTCGTTTCCAGATGCGTCAGCGGTGTCAGTCTGGGATAAAAAAGCGTACATGGCAGGTAATGCCGGAGCACCTTGTACTGTAGAGCTTAAAAAACGCGCCAGGCAGAAATGGGAAAGCAAAAACCATGTTGACTGGCACGTTTTAGGATTTACGTCAGAAGAAAAGCACAGGCACGTTAATTTTAAGAAGACAGAAAGAGAAAACTTACTGGGCGTTTTGGTCGATCAAGAAATCACGAAGGGCGAATGTTTCAATAGGCTTTTTGAAGCGGGCGTAAAAATCCCTGCGATTTATGAGCGCGGATATCCAAACGCCAATTGTGTTGGGTGCGTAAAAGCGTCAAGCCCAACTTACTGGAACCATGTTCGTAAGCAAGACCCTGATGTGTTTGCAGCCAGGGCAGAGCAATCTCGCAGAATTGGCGCAAGACTAGTAAGAGTCAAAGGCGAGCGAATATTTTTAGATGAACTAGACGCAGAAGCAAAAGGCCGACCCATGAAAGATATGGATTTCGAATGCGGTATATTCTGCGAAGAGAGATAGCCCAGCAAGCCGCACAGGCCACGAACACCGATTAACCTTGGCAACCCTAGCCACAAACTAAAAGCCCGCACAGGGGCATTGGAGAACGATATGAGCAAGCCAGATTGGGCAGAGGCACCGGAAGGCGCAACACACTACGACTGCAACGCAGATGTTTTCTGCACGGTTGACGGTTGGTGGCATAAAAATCAATATGTGCCGGTTGAAAACAAGGACTGGGGAACCGACCGCTACACGCCGCGCCCTGTAGAAGCGTGGTTCCCGATAGTTCGTGAAAGATGCCAAGTAATTGAGTCGCCGGGTATTTACATTGAATGCGAAATATTGGCAAAAAGGTGCGGAGATTATATTTACTACGTTCCAGAGAAGCATGCCTTTGGAATGTTGGCAGCCGGAGCGTTCCGCCCAATCCGCACCCAGGCCCAAACAGACCGCACCCAACTAATAAAAACCCTAAACCAGCTAAAGGGGCGAGACCGACGTTGGCGCAATAGCTGACGCAATTATTGAAATGGGCTTCGGGGTTACAAAACCATGAAAACACTAGCCATAGCTGCCAGCTTAATCCTGGCACTCACAGCAACACCCACCCTAGCAGAAACCTCAATCCATGCTGGCGGGCTTAGCTACCACGTAGCCACAGGCTATAAAAACGACTACAACAACAACCACAAGCTGCTAGCAGTAGAGCATAACGGTTTATTGGTTGGCCGGTTCAGTAACAGCTACGACCGCACCACAGCAATAGCAGCCTACGGTTGGAACCGGCAGTGGGGCAACTGGCGCGGTGCTGTTTATGTTGGCGCAATGCGGGGCTACAGGTCTTGTTATGGGGATGACGGGGATAAGGCTGTTGTTTGTCCTGTGGCTTTCCCTTCGCTCCACTACACGGCATGGAAAGTGCAGCCTGGCGTGTTGGTGTTGGGTGAGGCGGTTGCGCTGACTGTTCGGGTGGCGTTATAATAACGCACAAGGCAGCAGACGTGCTGCAAGTCCTCCCGGCCTCTTTGCTTGCATACTCCGGATGGGCGAACGTAAAACGTCCTTTGCCATGACGATAAACTGGCTTGCCAATTCGCGCCACTGGCATGCCGGTTAACGTGTGCTCTCTCCGTTGTAACTTAGCCCGCTTTTTCAGGGGCATTTTTTGTGCGCTGAACAATGCTATAATCTTGGGTGGCGCTAACAAATCGCACAGAGACACGGGGTGGCAGGATATTAATGTTATATAACCTTCAGTATCGTGATCTAACCACGCTAACCACGACCACTGTTACGGTTACGGGCATTGATGAGTCTTTTTACGACCCTCCTGGGTTCATAAATCCAAGCACCCTTTATGAGTCCAGGCGTCAATATTATGATGATACTACTACGTATGATTATTCTGAATGGGTTGAGTTTACAACCCAACCGGCCAAGTTTGCCGGTGCAGTTACAGGCATTATTGTGATTGAATCTGCAATAAATGGCATTATAGGAATGTCGACAGCAATTAGCGGAAGCGTAGCGGAATCCCCAGTCATTACGGCCACGATAAAGAGGTAACCCTATGAGCGTTTTTATTGGCAACACGGGCATCCTGCGAGTAACCGATGTCAAGACTACGGAATTGGACGGCACAATAACACCTCTTAATGAGTCAGGCACGTTCACAATATACGACGGCGAGGGGGAGGAGGTGCCCGGCCAGTCGTGGCCTGCTGGACTAACACGTAACGAGCCCGGAGACTACGCCGGCATCATCGAGTCAGATGTGGAGTTTCTGCCTAACCGTAGGTATACAGCCGTGGTGACTATCGGCACGGAGCCTAATTCACGGGCGGTGTTTAACGTTGATGTTAGGCCGGTAGAGCGCGGCAAGGAGTGATATGGCTAACCCGGTAGGCAGACCAAGAACAACAGTAGAAGACCTTCCGCAAGCCGGATTTCAGCACCGGCCGCCACATTTTTTCAGCCGGCCACTGGCAACATAAGTGGATGCGCTTTCTGGATGTGCGCAATTGCAAACCAGGCTTTGCCCTCCTAGTGAGGGTTTTTTATGCTATAATGAACGGGCGGCAGCGGTTTGCAAACCGTGATAGAGATGAACGCCTATCAGCCGCATCCTTCAGTTCCCTTGGTTCAAAGGTGTATAGCATGAGCGGAAAACTCCCCACTACAAGAATCGAAGCCAAGAGATTGGGCAATAAACTGTATTTTACTGGCAATGAATGTAGTCGAGGCGGTGTTTCAGAAAGGCTCACTTCGTGCGCAATGTGCCAGTGTGATGATTGCAAGAATGCTTCCAAGGACGCCAAAAAACTACGCCCAAAGAAACTAAAAACCGAAGCTCAAATGGCGCGCGCAAGGCTTTATTCAAAGCAGTATCACGCGGAAAATAGGGCTGTAATATTACCGCAAATGAAAGAGAGGAATCGGGCCTATTATTTGAACAATTTGGATAAAGTTAAAACCCAAGTATTGAAATATCAGGCCAATAACTCCGAAGCGAGAACGGCCTATAAAAACAAATGGGCAGCACAGAAAGCCTCAAAAGACCCTATTTACAGAATGCAGGTTGCCTCAAGGCGAATGGTTCACCGAGCGCTAGGCGTGGCAGGCCAAAAGAAGTACAAGAGAACAAAAGATTATCTTGACTACACGTCGTCGGATCTTGTGTCGCACCTTGAGAGACAATTCCTAGATGGCATGAGCTGGGAAAACTACGGAAGCTGGCACATAGACCATATAACATCAGTGGCTGAGCTTGCGCACAACGGGGAAATTACTCCAAGGATCGTGAACTGCCTATCAAACTTGCGCCCAATATGGGCCGAAGAAAACATTCGGAAGGGCAGATATAAAGAGTTCCTCATTTAATGGTATACTGGAAGCATGAATAAAAGACCAAACGGTAGGCCCACTAAATACACCCCGGAGATGCAGGCTCAGGCAGAAGAGTACCTTGAGACTTATGCTGATCTTGGTGATGTCGTGCCTACATTCGTCGGCCTTGCCATTCATTTGGACGTTGCAACAAAGACAATTTACAACTGGGCAACAGAAGAAAATCCCAACTTTTTACGCATCTTTACGCGCGTAGAGCAGATGCAGCACCGGGGACTGGTCAATGGCGGGCTTGCTGGGACATTCAACCCGGCCATCACAAAAATGATGATGACGAAGCACGGCTACGATGAAAAGGCCAAGCCAGACGAATCCACAAACCTTGCGGCCGCCCTCGCACTAATCGCCGCCAAGCTCCCAGGATGAGCCTATTGCTAGATAGGCAACTTGAGCGCTGGTATGCGCTAATAGACATCGACGTTCAGGTTCGGTTATCAGAGGCGGTTAGCAATGGCGTACGCTTTCCAGTAGTCCCTGCCGGTAGACGCTCAGGCAAGACAGAGCGGGCCAAGCGATTCGTCGCAAAGCAGGCCATGAAGAACGCCGATCAGAAATACTTCCTCGCAGCCCCCACGCAAGACCAAGCCAAGAAGATATGGTTTGACGATATGTGCGCACTTACACTGTCCAGCACACACAGCCGAGCGCCAAGGGGTTAGCCCACAGCCCGTTATCTATATGCCGAACGGCACAGAGATCCATATTATAGGACTGGACAAGCCGCAGCGGATCGAGGGCATCAACTGGACGGGCGGGGTCATTGATGAGATCGCAGACCTCAAGGAAACGGCGCTTGAAGCTAACATAATGCCAGCGCTGAACACAGTAGACCCCCGCCGCCCTGACTATCGGGCATGGTGTTGGTTCATCGGCGTGCCTAATGGCCTGAACCACTATTACAGAATGGCCCAATACGCTGAAACATCAGGGGATAGAGATTGGGAGCTTTTCCACTGGAAATCTGAGGAAATATTACCGCCGGACGTGATCGAAGCAGCAAAACGCACAATGAGCCTGAAGCAATACAATCAGGAATATTGTGCCAGCTTTGAAACGGCGATGGGCCGGATATATGAAGACTACAGCAAGGCCAACTACACGGACGCTGCCATAGAGCCGCATGAACAGTTAATGTGGATGCACGATCAGAACTATACGCCCCTATCGTCGGCCATCGGTGTGAGGCGCAAAGAAGGGCTTTATCTCCTAGACGAAATCGTCTTGACCTCTGCCGTGAGCAAGCAATCCGCTACTGAGTTTGTCGAGCGCTACAAAGACCACAAGAACAAACACGTTTTGATATATGGAGACCCCTCTGGACGGGCCGGAGAAAAGCACGGGCACGCATCAGACTACACAGACATCGAAGGGGTGTTGAAAGATAACGGCTGGACTTATAGCCGCAGAGTTAAGAAGGCTCACCCGGCGATCAAGGACAGACAGAACGCGGTAAGGGCCAAGATATGCACGGCCAGTGATGGGCACTCGCTATTCGTAAACCCAAATACAGCGACGTGGTGCCATGAGGGCTTGGCTACGGTTCAGTTGCAGAAGGGATCAACATTTCAGGAAGATCAAACGAACAAATACCAGCACATCACAACGGCTATCGGCTATTGCGTAGACTATGAATGGCCCATTGAAAAAGCTGTCGAATCCTTCAAAATTACGTTTGCCCATTAAAGTGCGGTATCATGAACTCATATATTTATCAAAGGCTGGCCTAGATGAGCGTCACTAACCTAAATCCAGAATATCAGGCAGTTGTTGACGATTGGCTGCTTG